ACTTAATAATATTCCCACGGCAATAGGATTTAAACCCTTCTGCACCTAGAGCAGCTTTGATCGCTTCGATACACTCAATACCCCCCTGCATATAATGAGCTGGGTGATTTACAGGATCACTAGACTGAGTTGAATCAGTAGAGTCTTCCCATTTCTTGTGTAGTAAACCGTCGTAGTCTACACGCATCATTTTTAAGTAAAATCGGTTGGTAATTTTGACCGTTCAGAACATAGCACATGAAAACATCTGTGTACAGTCTATTAAATTATTAGATTTCTTAAGAAGCTCTTTAGTGTATTTTGTATCATCGTGTTTAATTAAACAGCAGTCATGCGGCACGTATCTACCGTCTCGCTCTACCACGGGGATCCAACGGCGGTGTTCGTGCCCTCGTGGGACGCTCTCGAAAGCTAAACCCATGGAACTACGGTCTGCTAAAGGCCAGTTACGAACCCCAACAAGCTCATAACTTCTAACGGGGTCCATACTTTGACTCTTAACGTATTTAACAGCATCTTGTTGATCTAAAATCATCGCTCCGTAGTATGGATTTGATACCTGAGCGAAAAATTTGATTTCGGGATCAACAACCAACATCAGTTTTACGTTGAAACCGATGTCGTGCCAAACATTCGGTGTTTCCCGCGTCAGGGAGAACGTGTGGTAGTTATCGAAGGGGATTTTTTTGCCGTCGTGCTCCTCATATCGGACAAAACCAGGCTCAAAACCCGCCTCACTTAACCTGTTTTTCCATCTAAACCAGTATTTTAAATTTTCGTAGGTCAAAATCATATCGTTCTCCTGATAAACGTAAAAATCTGCTGTGTAGTTCATGCACGCTAAAACAAGATCAGTTTTATGCGCCCAAGTAAGCTCCCAACCCGAGTATTCAGGCCCACAAACTTTGATATTGATATCTAATTTAGAAAAATACGGATCTAGAACACTTTTTAGCGTATCTACATCATTTTCTGATTCATAATCCACATAGATGTTTATTTTTACCTCTAAGTCATACTCTAAATAAGCTTTAATTGTGTTAATTAAGGAATTTATGCGGTTTAAAGGTTTGTGAGCCGTAATGGCGACCCACATTCGCGAACCAGAAAGCGAAGAAGAGTGAGTTTTCATCAGTATTCGATCGAAAAATTGCCTCGGCGCTGTAAAAAGGTAATCAACCAAGTGTATGCGTCTAGCAAATCGTCATGAGCTGTAGCACCAACGTTAATCAGTTGGTCAAATAACGCATCAAACTTACGATACTTATTAAATGTCACTCTTTTATTCTCTAGTAGTCCAAGCGTGCCCCTAAATCTAGCAACTTTATCCCCTCGGAAACCCTTGACTTCGTGAATATGCAGATTACTTAAACCACGCTCATTCAACAGAACACGGCGAAGGTCAGCAGCCAGGGACGCTTGGTATGCAACAGACTCAACTACAAGGGTCACCGTGGAATACGTCGGGAAAAACTGTCCATCCTGCTGAATCAAAATGCCCCACTCCAAAAGCATGTCGCACAGAAGGTCTATTTTCTCAAGGTTCCCAATAGAACGACACTGGTGAGCATCAATTATGTAGTAGTTATCCTTAAGTCGCCCACCTAGCACAAATGCTGTGTAGTCGCTTGTTTCATTTTTACTGGCGGAGAGGTCAATTCCCACAGCTAAGGAATCAAACTCAGTAACAACTTCTCCCTTAACAAGTAGATCTGGCGAAACGACCAGATCAGAAGTCATCACTGGTTGCTGTTGGTACTGGTAAGCAAAAGCAACGGGGTCAAGTTCTTTCTGTCCAAGTAGATAATCCGCACTCCATTGTTCAGGCCAGTAACTAATCGGGTCACCTTTATCGTCGTACGTAATAGCTTCTTGTGTCACTTGTTTCCATCCTTTATCCGGAACAAACATCGTTTTATGGATGTCCAACGGATGGAATCGAGTACCCAGGCAGATAGACCGGCCGCCCTCAAAAATAATTGGAGCGATAACTGAACTCCAGTTATTATTCATCTCTTCCCGAATAGCCGGGTTTTTAATATCCGCACTCGATTTAATAGGGTCATCCACAATCACAATGTGTGCACGTTTTGAAGTAATCGAACCTCTAAGACCCGCAGCACGCAGTGTAAATTCTTCGTCACCCAGACGCGGAATATCTGCATAGTCAAAATCGATAGACCAACCGATATCCGACTGCATCCCCGAACGCAGTTTTACGCGCGGGAAAACTTTGCGGTATTCAGGGGAATCGATGATCTGCTTAATAATTCTACTTTTAGGAATTGCCGTAGCAATGTTATAAGAACAATAAATTATTTGAAGTGGTCTTTTAGCTGTCGTGTGTCTTCCAATTATCCACGCTGTAAACAAGTTCAACACGGTACTTTTCGCGCTACCGCGTGGGGCGAGGATATCTAAATTCTGCCCGGCAATATCTAATAAGTATTTGTTCGACTCGCCCGTAATTAAATGACGGTGCCACTCCAACATATGACGCGCAGGAGTCTTATCTAGAATAGTACAGAACGTATGAAAGTCATTAGACGCACGGCCGTATATTGTGTCTAAGGCACCATCTCGTGACTCAGATGCTTTTTTTGCATTGATCTGAGCACTTCGACGATAAGCAAGCGATTCGCGGCTAGGCATATCAACAAACTGACAGTACTGCTATATTGATTGTACTAGAAACCACGGCCGAACATGGCGAAAATTCTTTGGTATGGAGACGCTTGTAGTAACACTGGATTTGGTCGAGTAACTCATAGTGTACTAGAGCACTTAGCAAAAGAACATGAAGTCTGTGTGCTCGGTATTAATTACACAGGTGATCCTCATGAGCACCCGTACAAAATCTACCCTGCGTGTGTTGGAGGTACACAGGATCGCTTTGGTGTAAATAGAATCCCAGAAATACTCCACAAAGAACGTCCTGATGTCGTTATCTGTTTAAACGATATCTGGGTTGTCAATCAATTTTGGGAGCGTTGTCAGTTCCTTAAAGATGACCTGAAATTCAAGTTCATCGCCTACTTCCCCGTGGACAGCGAAAGCTATTACCCGGACATGCTTCAAAACATGCCCTTCTGGGATTTAGCGATTACGTTCACTGTTAACTGTGCACACAGAATCCTTTCCCATAAGATCAATATCCCTCGGCTAGGTGTTCTCCCCCACGGGGTGGACAACGGCAGATTTTATCCAATTTCAAAGGAAGAGGCCCGTCAGGAACTGGGCCTCCCTTTAGACAAATTTATCGTTTTCAACGGTAACAGGAATCAACCTCGCAAACGTATCGATCTAACGATCCAAGCTTTCGCTGACTTCGCGATCGATAAACCCGACACCATGTTGTATTTGCACATGGGAGCAAAAGACCTTGGGTGGGACGTAATGCCTCTGTTCCACAGGGAAATGAACAAACGTGGACTGGATGACAAGCACCGATTGATCCTGACATCCCCAAATATGAATTATATGGCTGCACCTCCGGATAGCCTGCTGAACACGATTTACAACGCGTGTGATGTCGGCTTAAATACGGCAGATGGTGAAGGGTGGGGTCTTGTAAGCTTTGAAAATGCGAGCTGCCGCAAACCTCAAGTTGTCCCCAACCACACCGCATGTAAGGACATTTGGGAAGGCGCAGCTCAGCTCGCTGATATTGCCACGTGGGTTGTCGATAAAGACCTCGGTGTCGAACGAGGTCTTGTTGATGTCAAACACACCGCTCACCTATTAACGGAGCTGTATGAAGACGAATCAATTTACGCCGAAGTCGCGGACGCCTGCTACGCCGTTACTCAACGTCCTGAATACCGCTGGGAATCTGTCGCTATGGGATTCTCTAAAGCTGTCTCTGATCTTTCTGTTTGAGTCATGCAAACAACACATCGTTTTTTCCACGCTTACAGCGACGTTCTTTTCCCAGTTCGACGAGAAACCAGAGGTGTGCCCTCCGTCTACCAACAAGCCGAAAAACTCGGAGGGAAGTTCACCCGGATCGTAAACGGGTTACCCGAAAATTCCATCGCGAATTTCAACCCTTCTGTAATCAAACACAATCAGAACACGTACATCGCGTGGCGCTGCCAACCCCAACCCTTTGGGTTCAGGCACGACATGAAATACTTTTACTTAAATGGGCGGCCTAATGATATCTACATCGGTATGCTTAGTCCGGATGACGCGAGCATTATCGGTACCAAAAAACTGAGATCTAAAAAACATCGTCTAAGTTACGAAGATCCTCGTTTATTTAAAGGTCCAGACGACGGGTTGTACGTACAATTCGTAACTTCTACATACGCCAGTCGTTACGACAGACATACAGATAAACTTTTTAATCAGCCCAAAGTTTCTGTCTGCTGGGTAAACGATAACTTTGAAGCTGTTCACTCCGCTACACCCCCGATTGGAGAAAATCTTCATCCGGGTAAGGCAGAGAAAAATTGGTGCTTTTTCCCTAGGAACGGAGAGCTAGCGTGTTTGTACTCCACGCGGCCATTGATTGTTGAGAGTGAACGGACCCCTCGAATTGAACTTAATACGGATGTTTTAGACCAAGTAACTAAAGGCGCACCGACTTTTAACTCGACAGCTCCGATTGATCTCGGTTACGGGTATTTAATTTTTTATCACTGGAAACATACAACGTTCTCAGAAAATGGAAAACCTTATCTTATTTATCATGTAAGTGCTTACATGGTAGACAAGGACTTTACCAAAGTAACTTACATTATCCCCGAGTCTATTTTTACGGGGTCTTTAGAAGATCGCGTGATCGAATGGACAGATTTGATGGGTAACCCCGTCTCAAACCAACCCGCTGTGATCCTACCTTTTGGTGCTTATGTGGAAGGCACGGAGCTGGTAATGTCTCTCGGCGTAAATGATGCTTTTATGGGAGTCTTTAGGACCCCCTTAGAAAACATTATGAAGCGACTCAAGAAAGTGGATTAAGATTTCTCCTCTTTTTCCAGCGTGGTCCAAACGATGATCGAGGAGTCTTCAAGCAGAGCTTGGACTCCCGGTTGTCCGTCAAACGTCTGAACCAATTCGCGCAGACACCGATCAGCGCCAGCGAGTAATAAACCACGGCGATCAAGACCGTCTGAAATAGACCGTACCGCCTGAATGTGACTGCGAAGCTCTTTCTGCAGCGTTGATATTTTTGTGGCTGCGGTAGCATGATCCAACATTTGATTTTGAGTCATATCTCGCACATTACGAATATCCAATTGGAGATCGTCGATCTCCCGCAAAAGAACCTTGCGAAGATCTTCCTTAGGATATTTTTCCTGAACCCAGGCAGTAATGTCCGAGATACTGCCAGCGTAGCCAGGGTTTAAAAACCGAGCGTAAAGATAAGCTTCAATGTCAGAAGTCGCGTTCTTGGCGTAATGAACAAAGGCGTCCTTTTGAGCTTTTTCAAGCGAAGCTAACCACGATGCAACCGTGGTCGAATCACCTACTGTCGATTTGATCATGCAAACGCTCGTTGACCGGCCATCGCCATTCCAGCACCAAAGCGCTTCATTGCCAACTGTCCCTCGACTTGCCCACGCTGCAGTGCGAGAGCATTACGAGTATCTTCCTGAGCCTTAGCGATATTTAAGTTTGTCTGAGTGGTAGCCAACATCTGTTGGTTACGGGTTTTAGCTGCCTCTAATCCAGTCTGAGCAGCAGCGGTAGCAGTCGGAAGAAGGAGCTGAGTTTCGCCTTGCAGACCTGTCTGCTGTAATGCGCCTGCAGTAGTACCAAATTGTTTAGCAAGAGCAGCAGCTGTTTCAGGTCCAAGCATCTCTGTGGCAAGTTTCGCCTTACCTGCAGCTTCTCCTAAACCAATAGCACTACTAGCTAACTGCGAAGCGATGCCTGTTTGAAGACCAGCAGAAGTTAAATCTTTTTGCTTAGCGACATCAAACTGTCCAAGAGCACTTTCTTGAGCAACGTTACTGCGGGCTCCGAGCGTTCCTGTATAGGCACCCATCATCGCGGCAAGTTCTTGTCCGGCCAATGTAGTTTTTACTTGTCCCGGTACAAGCTGTGCATACAAGCTTGAATAATCAGCTTGTCCTCCCCCTCCGCCTCCACCAAAAATTCCTCCTGCTAAAGAACCTAGCCCACTAAGAGCAGACCCGACACCGAACAAAGTGGAACCAAGACCCCCTGCGGCAGCTGCACCGCCAGCGGCCAAACCGCCGCCCCCAGCTAAAAGGGGCATTGCAGCGGCAGTGGCAAACGGAATTGGCATAATTATCCTCGGGTGCGAAGGTTAAAAGGGGCAGTAGAGGCTTTGTAAATCTCTGCAAAGTTTGACAGATTTGGCGTTAAAGCAGAAACCGTCGCTAAACCGAGTGCCATCTGTTGACGAGCATTTGCCTCGATCTGCGCTGTCCTGATGTCACGCCAAGCTTGGATATTCTCGCGCTCGATCTCAGATTGCTGCTTCTGACGCTCACGTGGCGCCTTTAAAGCACTCGTAACAATGGAGGCTTCGACCAGATTACGAAGTTTTTGCTGACTGAGTTCCCGTTGATACTCAGGATCAAAAACTCGCTCAATTAATTCCCGCGTGGGATCAACAATCGGCTCTTGCTCCTGTTCAATATCAGCGCCTTCACCTACGGAACTGGGGGAGGGAGCTGAAGGTGCTGTGTCAGGAGCATTATCTCCCACAGTGGGAGGCTCAGCAGAAGGAGTTTCGGGGCCTGCAGTCGCTGCAGGTGTAGAAGGAAGTTGTTGAGCGGAAGGCTCAAAACCCTGAGGGTAGTTACCGGTAGCTTTTTTAAAACTTTCTCCAGACTGAAAGCCGTAATAAGGATCTACATAAAAGACAGGTTTACCGTCTTTATATGCAAGTTGCCCAACAGGGGGAGTTCCTGTCTGAGCTACGTTGCGATTCACACGCCCACCGCCCGGATAACGAGGCGAGGACATTCCTGGTACTACCGAAAGAACTTGATTTAGGAGTTCGTAAGCATCCATGTTTTAAAAACTCCCTCAGGTAGACCCAGCAAGCGTAGACAGGACGTTGCTGTTATCCAGTCTATCTTGCACAAGAACGTTTTTAATCGCGGAATCTAGGACGTTCTGAGCAAAATCGTATGAAGAGCTCACACGTTCGCGTTGTACATCACCGAGCGAACGCACTTCCTGCTGCTTAACAGCAGCTTGCCCACGAGCAAGCTCATTCATGTACTCGTACTGGCGTTTCAGAGCTTCAAGCTGACGTTCACGTTGACCAAGGCTTTGAGCTT